CGGCCAAATATTTTCATATTATTTATTATTAAATCAATAGCGTTAGTAAAAGAAAACGGGCTAATAAGTTTTGTATTACCTAAAAACTTTTTGAGTTGTTTATATTATGATAAAACAAGAAGCTATATTAACTCGTTGTTTGAAATTTTAAATATTGTTGAATGTGTTAATGCGCATTATATTGAAACCCAACAACCCACAATATTATTAATTATTAGAAAGCGGACTTTAGCTGGTGCTTTAAATGGCGATTTAACTATTATAAATAATGACTTAAAGCCCGTTGCGAACCCCGATTTTGTATTAACACACTCTAACTATACGCTATTTGCTAGTAAAACTAACTGTAGCAAATTGAAAAATTTACTTCTAAATTGTTCTTCATTAGAACAGTTAGGATTTAAAGTCAGCATAGGAACAGTGGTATGGAATCAATGTAAAGATTTGCTTAGCACTGATAGCTCATATACACGCTTACTATATAGCTCATGTATTGAAAATAACAGTCTATGTCTTCAAACTTCTAAAAATAGTGAAAAGAAAAATTATATTAAGAAAAAAGGTATTCGCCATCCTATGCTTGTTGTAAATAGGGGTTATGGTGTGGGAAACTATAAGTTTAATTATTGTTTAATCAATACAGACTATGACTATTTAGTAGAAAATCATTTAATAACAATTGAATATACTAAAACGCAGGACTTATCTAAAGAAGACTTGTTAAAACACTATAAAAAAATTATTGCCTCTTTAGAAAATAGTAAAACTAGCGAATTTGTGGAACTCTATTTTGGTAATAGTGCTATTAATAGCAGTGAATTAAGCAAAATAGTGCCTATTTATTTAAGTCAACCCGAAGATATTTGAAAAGCAGGAAGTGCGATTCCGTTTCCGTTCTTCCATCGTATTAAAGCATAGATTTTTTTTCCGCTTTTACTAATACATTCATAGCTATTTGAATGTTTAATTACATCTATTAGCATATAATCGTCGCTATTAATAATTTGCTTTATAAATGTATTGTTTGTATAAAGCATATAAATCTTGTTTGCCTGTGACGTTTGTAAATAATTAGTTAACATAGTAATGTTTAGTTCGTTATACTTAATAAATTCACTTATGCTTATGCTTGACAATTCTTTAGCATAATTATAAAAGTCTATATGTTCTTGATTACCCGTAAATTTAGTACTAGAGCGACAACCTTTATAATATAAGTCTTGATAATCAGTCATACATTTAGGCTTATTACTATGAACGTGTTTCAAATATTCTTCTTTAGGTGGCATTTTTAAATTACCCTTAAGCGCCAATTTAGTAAGATAGTTAGTATAATAAAATTCTTCATAGCTAGAACTTAAATAGCGGCTCGGTTTCATAGGCGAAACAAATTGTGGTGCTTTGTCTAGCGATGACGCATTAAATTTAAATTCGACTTTATATTCATCATAAGTGTCTTGAGTATAATATAGTTTAATTAAGAAATCATAATTATTTGCACGTCCTGCCTTGTTTTTACAGTCAACTTTAATATAACATTTAGTGCTTAAACTATTAATATAGTTACTAAGATTGTATTTCATAGTTAGCCATTTTGCCAAAACAAAGTAATTTTCAGGAACTTTATTGTTTATTAATGCTCCAATAATATGCTCGCGTAACTTATTATTTTTATCATTGCTACATCTTGACGATACATTAAAGGCATTAATACTTTTTACACTAAGAATTGCTTTATTATAAGTAAATGTGCTAAATGGTTTTAGTCCAAATAACGATTTTAAATTGTTTAGTGATGGTGAAGACATAATGTATACTATAGTAGTATTAAGTTGCTAACTCTTAAGTTGCTAACTCTTAAGTTTATAAATTAGTAATACTCAATTTTTTTATATGAACAACAAAAATATATATAGTAAAAGCATTTAAAAACAAAAAATTAAAAATTATGATTACTATGTTTAACATTATAGCATTAACATTAGCATCAGCATATGCTTTACCATCAATTAATAAAGTTTATAGTGTGGTGCTTGTATTCCCATTATTAGGTAATCAAAATATTGAATTTGAACGATTAAAGAAAAATACTTCCCAAGTTAGATTAAGTGGATTAATTAATTGTAAAGGTTATATTTATAATGATCTTACAGATTTAAAAGATGCTAACTATGAAAAAAAAACGTGTATGAACTACGAGTTAGACAACACTCTTAAAAATATTATGAATAAGTATAGATGTTCGATTGAAGCACCATATTATGATGCTAACAACGACATAATTTTATTTGTATTAAAAATAAACATGCTTGGCTTAACAAAAAGTGTTAAATTGCTTAGTGTTGTCTAAAGTTATTAGTCCAATTCTACATCCATAATTTCAGCATAATGATTATTAATAATCTCTGCTTTTAAAGCATAATTAGTGTGTTCTTCTTCACTCAAATCTTTCCACCTTTCACCCAATTGAGTCATCAAATCAAGGTCAACTTTAGAAGACGGACTACCAAGGTTCATTATAGTACGGTCTGTTTTATCTTTCTTATTTTCACTGGCAAAAACTAAAAATCCAGTTGTGCGTTTGCAACGCGGTTTTTCTTCGTCGCTTGAATAAACAAGTTCTGTTCCATCAGAGTTATAATCTTCGTAGTCTTGCTCTTCTTCGTTAATAACTCCATCTTTTAAAACATTATAAGGCATAGTTCTTTCTTCTTTCTTCTATATTAAATAAGAAATAGCAATGTTAGTATTCAATTTTTTTGTTGCACTAACTAAAGCATTTATAAAAATTATTTAAAGTTATATAAAGAATTTTTATAGATTAAGTATGTCTACACATAATACATACAAATATTCAGTTCTTATTATATGTAATGTAATAAATGTTATTTATCATTTACCTCAAATTATAAAAACATATAAGACACAATCTGTGACAGACTTTGATCCTTATTATTTATTTTTAGGCAATCTTCATAGTTTTTGTTGGGTGTTATATGGAATAGAAGATAATAATGGATTAATGATATTTAATAGCTGTTTTTCAATGTTTTCTATTTCTTTTGTAAGTTATTATAAAGTTCGTAATTATATTAGTGAACGTAATAGCCTTAAAAGCATTAAAGAAACCAGAGTTGATGTTATTACTGTAACTTGTGAATAAAGAACCTTTTTATTTTATACTATTTTATTATATACACTATAATATAATAGTATATGGAAGTAACTAATATTATTAATGAAATAATATCCGGATTTACAATTGCTTTAGTGTTAATTCCGGAAAGCATAGCATTTTCATTATTATTAGGGCTTTCTCCGTCAGTAGGATTAATTTCTACAGCAATTATGTCATCAATAACCTCACTATTTGGAGGGTGCCCCACTCTTATATCTGGAGCTACTGGAGCAATAGCAACCTCATTAGTTGGTGTAAAAGCATTATATGGAACACAATATGTATTTTTAACAGCTATTATTGGTGGATTTATTCAACTATTATTTGGAATTAGTGGATACTATAAATATTTTTCAAACATTAGTCAACCACTTATGACTGGGTTTTTAATAGCATTAGGTGTTTTAATAGCCAAATCACTAATTAAAAATTTTAAGTATCCTAATACAGAAAATTGGTTTAAAGATAGCGATAACTATAAATTAACAGGAACACTATTATTCTCTCTTATTAGTCTTTTCATTACTGTGTTCGGTAAATTTATGTATAATTTGTCATATAAAACAAAAAGTATTAAAATTAATATTCCCGGAGCACTAAGTGCTATTGTATTATTAAGCATCTTATATTATATTATGCCTATTAAAGAAACAATTGAACTTGTAGGCGACAGAGGTGGTGCTAAAATAACTAATTTAGCTTTTAATGTTCCAAATGTAGAATTAACTAGCGCAAATATTTTAAAAGTCCTACCTTTTGCTGTTGCAATGGCTATAACTGGGTTAACTGAGAGTATTTTTATGGTTGATGATACAAGTAAACAACTTAACATTATTAGCAGTCCGTTAATAGAAACATTAGCACAAGGTGTTGGAAATATAATATCTGGATTATGTGGTGGATTTGGAGGCTGTGTATTTGTTGGACTAAGTAAATATAATGTGGAAAACGGCTCTAAAACACGACTATCTTCACGAGCAACCAGTTTGTTTTTTATAGCACTAACATTAATGTTTTCAAGTACTATTAACAAAATACCAATGCCCGCAATTATTGGTATTATGATAATGATTGCGTTTAAAACTGGCACAGCCAAGTATGACTATTTAATAAAGAATTTCAAAAGCGAATGGTTAATTATTCTTTTAACAGCAAGTTTAGGAATTTATAGTGAAAGTCTTGCCTTGGCAATTATTGTGGGATACATAGTTCAACAAGCAATAAAACATATTAAAAGCATATAAAAACACACACTCAAAACTAGAGTATTTAAGCATTATATACCAAATATGCTAAAAACAATCCAAAAAAGTTTTTAGAAAACACATCTAAAATATTATAAGAAGCGTTTTTAATCTTATTCTTATATAATGCGGCAACACCATAAAGAGCCCAAATAAATAACATTAAATAAAAGATTAAATAATTAGCACTATTGTTTTTAACATAATAAACAAACATTTTTAAAAAGAGTAATCCTAAAAACAAGAATCCAAAAATTGTTGAAATTGTCAATGATATAAGCTTTAATTCTTGTAAATAGCCTAAAAACAACATATTTAAATTATAAAACAACAATTCACTAATTTTTTGTATATCTGTTTTTATAAAATTATATAAACTTGAACTAACACTAGCACTTAGACCATACAATCTAGTATTATTATAATGAAAATATGCGACTGTTGATATAATCATTAATGGTGTTGAGAAAACCCAATCATAATATCTATACTTTGCTATATCTTCTTTATCCACATTTTTGGTGTAAAAATAAATAAACCATACATAAAATGATCCTTCTATAATTTGGACACCGTTTTCTAAAATTAGTGCCTCTCGTATTAATCTGTTGGACGATGAAACAGTAGTTAAAAAAACAATAAGTAATCCAAAAATTAGAGTTATTATTTGAACATAAAAAGATAAGTGTAGACTGTCTTTTACAATAAACTCGTAGTTCATTATTATTTATAAATAGTACATATTATAATATATAATATAATAAAAAATAAGGGCACACCAATCAAAATAGATACAATAATTGTATAGTAAAACATTATTCTCTCTATACTATAAATATTATAATACTCATAAACTTTGTAATACTTCATTATTTGTGGTTTTAAAGTTTGTAATTAAGTCATGTGGGATTTCTGTAAATGAAACCAACTTTCTGTTTAGCTCATATTTTTCACGCGCACCAGCTTCTTTTAAAAGTGCCTCATTAAACGCTTCCTTATTAGCATAATACTTTTCGCAAGTTTTTGGTCCGCATTTTTTAAAAACAGGATTAATGTTATCCGACTTATCACCTAGCACAATTTTATAAAATAAGTTTTTCTCAGGCTCAGGAAACACCTTTTTTGCTTCTTTCAAAAATTTATACTGAAAATTAATAATTTCAGTTTGGTCGTCAAGAAGCTGTAAATAATCGTGATCGTTTGCTATAATAAAGATTTTAGAATCAGGATATTTTGCGCGCAATTCTTGTTTAACAATCGCAATAATATCATCCGCTTCTAAATTAGGAAACTGAAAAATATGATTTACACCAGATTCATATAAGAGTTTATTGTTGTCCTGATAAATAAATTTGAAAAATGGGCCGCAATTAAAGCCATTGTCTTGTGCGCGTGTTCCTTTATAGTGTTCATAAAGTTTATTTCTCCAAATGTCCTTTCTAGGACAATCACGCACAGCTATAATAGTAGGACATGGAATAGTCTTACTTTGTCCCTTAATTCTTTCTTTATGTAGCTTTAGTTTTTTTTTAAATAAAGTCAATGACTCTAAAAAGGTTTTTGTGAATTTTTCCAAAAACTCTTCATTTTCAATATGATTTTCTGGTAATGGTTGTTCTGTTTTTGCATGAGTCCACCATTGTAAAATAGCATAATATCTGTAAAATATCCAATAACTTGTATCAACCAATATAAATGTTTTTGGTTGTTCCATAAGGCTTGAATTAGTGTATATACTTTAACTTTAAAGCTTTAAATCTTTAATTCAATTTTTTGTATAGTTATAAAAAATTGACTGTTTGAATTTTCTTTACAGGTTAAAGTATTTCACTATTTGTGTGCTATACAAAAATGAGCTTTAACGGAGCGTTTGTGCCTATTTGGGTTTTCATTCTTCTCTTGTTGCTCTTGTCATCTTCAATGTTTCCTTCTGCTTTTCTGTGTGCGCTATTGTTGTTCTGTTGTCCTATCATCTTGATTGCTCTTGAAGTATTGGCAGATGCTGTTGGGTTAGCTGGAACTGCCATTTGTTTTGGTTGCATGTATGTTTACTTTGCATAGTAAACATAGTAAACATACTATAGGATTATAGGGAAAACCGCACAAAAAAATTGAATCTTTTTTTCTTTAAGTCATTTTTAAGTCATTTTTAATATATTCTAAATTAGTTATGTTAGAACTTGAATGCTTAATATTGGGTCTTTTTATTCTTATCTTGTTTGTGTTGCCACCTTCATTATTTCCTTCTGCTTTTCTATGTGTGCTATTATTGTATATTGTATTAGTTATTGAACTAGTAATAAGGGTTATTGGGTTACAAGAACCGGCTATTTGTTTTGGGTGCATGTAAGTTTATTTTACTTATAAAACAAAAAATTGAACTGTTTTTTTCTTTAAATACTATTAATTCATAATGTTAGAAGTTCAGTTGGCAATGTTAGGACTTCTTATTCTAAAAAGTATAATTGCGCTTATTGAAGTCATATGTATACAATTATTATGTTTATTTAAATCATATTATATTTCTACTAAAACTTTGAATTTGAATTTGAACTATGAAAAAAATTATTCATACATTCACGACTATAATGAAATTGCTTTTTATGTATAAGTTATAAGTTATAAGTTATAAGTTATAAATTAATCACAATCGACAAATGTTTCATTATCAATTTCTTCACATTTTAATTCGGCATTTTCAGCAATTAGCTTCTTATTAATAGCAATTAATTTAGAGTTAAAATAAAATTTCTTAGCATTTTCCTCAATAAGTTTAGTATTTTCTTCAATTAATTTACTATTCTTTTCACTTGTCTTTTTTATTTCCCATTTTAAGTCAATAACTTCATTGGTTGTTTTAAGCGCCTCTTGCTTTAATTTGTCAACATTAACCAACAAATTAGCTTTTTCAGTTGTTAACTGTGAAACATAACATTTTAAAGAGCGCATTTCTTTACTTAATACATTAATAATATCTTCCGACGAACTACAATGTCCATAAGTTTGAATGTGATCTTTTTGAACTTGCGTTTTCCATAAATTATGTTTTTGTGTGTTAAAATGAGTTCGCACCCAACCCGAAGTAATATCAAATACTTTATCTTTACTAGAACACGGACACTTAATTACTTTTTCACTAAATTCGTTCTTCAATTCTTGGTATGTTTTATCTCTCAACCCTTCTGTTTTAACATCATAAATTAATGAATATTCTGGAATAACAGCAATAGACGTATTATTGTCATTAGTAAAGTCAGTATGAGACATATTATTAATGTGTTAATAAATGTTTTAAATATAAAAAAAAAGAATTCAATTTTTTATATTGAAAATATCTTAATATTTAATATTTAATATTTAAATATGCAACAAAAACATTAACTATAAGAGCACCAACAACCCCATATATAAATGATACAGCTGCTAAATACTTCTCATATGCATCTTGTGCTTTTTGTTCGACTGCGTCTAAATAATCAGCTTCACATTCTAGTTGGCTTTTCACAAGTTCAGTTTTGTCTAAAGGTGCTGTTTCTAATACATTAGTTTCACTTAATGTCGTTTCACTTAATGTCATGTCACTTAATGTCGTTTCATTTACAATTGCCTTCACTACCTCACAAATTAGCGAGTCAATTTTATCTCGTTGTTCATTTACTTTTAATTGTGCTTTGGCCCATTTCCAAGAAATAACATTATTAAAATTGCTTGTTCCCAATTCTTCATTTGTTTCAATAATTTCGGTTAACATTTTTTTTCCGCCACCAAGTGACGAACACATAATTTGCCGCGTTAAGTCATCATCTGCACATCTAGAAGTAATCATATTACAAATATGATTGACCAGTTCTTTATTATTTGTAATTGTGTTACGTTCTTCAATAATAGAAGAATCAATAGTACAATATTTTTTACAAATATTATATAGCGTGCTATTTAAAGCTGACATAGTTATAATAAATATTAGTTCTATTATTTTAAATCAATTCAATTTATATTTTATTATTTAACATTTATATATATATATATATATATATAAATGTTAAGCTTGCTCAAGAATTTAGGCAACCAGCCAGGTAATTTAGATAATAGGAGTATGATGCCCGGAAAACAAGTGTATGTGGCGCCAGCTGATGTGGCGCAAACTGATGTGGTGCCCGCAGCGAACATCATTGCGCCGCCAGTTAAGATGAATGTGGATGTCGTGGCATCGAGTAATGAAAGGGGGTATGATAACTCGCGTAAACTGACTGAGATGATGCCACGCCTTGTGTCGTCCGGCATGACGATGGATGAAAGGCTGGTGCAGAAGATTTTAAAGGACGTGGTGACGCAGACACGGGAGGAGGGAGAGGCGATCAGGGACCGAACGGGTGAGGACACAGTGGAGGAAACAGAAGCGCTGGCTTTGAGGCGGGCGGCGAGGAAGTTAATATACGAGATTAACAAGAATAATGATATGGAGAATGTGGCCTACGATACTATAAATGAATTATTTCCTAATAAGACAAAAGACGATATCAATATAGCCATCACGAATATGAGGGCAAATATGGCGAGGGCGGCGGAGGTGAAGGCGCAGTTTGCGGCGGAGGATTATAGGGTGGGGGTAATGAAGAAGGCGGCGGCAAGGAGGGCGAAGGCGAAGAAGGCGGAGTACGCGAGGATGGATACTCCAGTAGAGCACAGAAGTGATCTAATAGATGAACGATTATATCCTTATTATGTTGATAATTGGGAAAAAAAGAGTACACCAGGGATAGAGACAACGGCACCGATAAAAGCATCACAAACGATGGGAGGTAAAAGAAAAAAATCAAGAAAGCATAAAAGAACAAAAAAGCATAAAAGAACAAAGAAGCATAAAAGAACAAAAAAGCATAAAAAATCTAGAAGATACAAAAATTAATTATTTTATTTAAAGTTGTTAGTCTTAAATAAAATTGAGTTAGTTTAATATATTATTACTTTAATATATTACAAAAACAATGTCTAGCATTTGCCTCGAACGTTCTATTGACTACACTGTTTTCAATGGAAAGTCGTGGCAAGAGAAGATGATTAAGTGCAATGAGTGCAACTGTTGCAAGAGTCACCAGTGCCTAAGACCGCGTTATGTGTTGCCTAGTGTTTATGAGTTTGATGCTATTGATGTATTGGATTCAGAGAATCATAGGTTCGGGGTCTGTAGATGCAAGTGTCGGTTTTTGGCGCGACGAATGTGTGAAGAGGCTAATTGTGACATTATGCGTGCTTCACCTGATCCAAGTGAGTTACCTATGCCTCCACAAAAGTGGTTGAAAAAAACACCACATTACGACTTGAGCCTTCTGGATTGGGCAACGGAACAAGCAATCGAAGTTCATTGGAAAAACCAAGTCAAAGCATGTCAATATGCGATTTTCCATATATGCTAAATAATTGGTTCGTGTTTGTAATGCATGTTTTTTTTTGTTAAATAAAATTGCATAAATAAAATTGCATAAATAAAATTGAATTATTCAGTTCAAACTTTAAACAAGGTATAAGGTAAGGCATAATAAACAAGGCACAAACTATTATGAATGTTAGTTCACCCACTATATTAGTAAACTCATTTTTGCCGCCACAAAGTGATAAAAATACTGGTAATGGTATAACAATGGACGTATTTTATATTGGAACAATTATTGGGCTAATTGGAGCATTCCTAGTTGCTCTTATTAGAATTCACTATTTATGTCATAAAAAACAAGTTAGATCGAACAAAGCTAATATAGTCTTTGAAAATCATAATAAGGTTAATGTTCATGAGTTAGTAAAGACTAACATCGAGCTAAGTGCATAATATTTAGAAATATAATTTTTAAGTATTATATTTTTTAGAGAATTTACTTTTTATATTATTATACTATTATGGTATCTCTAATAATCTATACATGCTAGTTAAGTTATTAAACAATTTCATTTGACAAGCAGACACATTTTTTGACAATTTTTTTCCAAAACTATTTACATTTAATAGGCACAATACTAATTTATGAAATTCTTCTGTAAAGTTCAAATTGTAGTTTTTAAATATTTTACAAACGTCAGCTATTAGTTTTGGATTTATTTCATTATGAACGCACAATTCAATAGAATCGCAAATTTCTTTTTTAAATGCTTCTTTAGTTAATTGAGGCATAGCATTAAATCTCTCCTTTTCTTCAATAACATTGTGCAAAACTGTAAATAGTTGACTATAATCTTTATTTATTAAGACTTGTGTTAAAAATATATAATACGCATTTTGATTTAACTTATTTGGAAAACAGGTTAATCCAAAATCTATAACCCCCATTTGATATTTTGGTGTGTTATCGTTAACACATTCATTTATATAAAAAAACACATTTCCACAATGTAAATCGCAATGAATAGCTGAATAATTTAAAATACCCAATATTCCAAATTTTAGATATATATAAGCAAATTCTTCTTTAACAGCGTCATCCATAGTTTCAAGCGTTTTAAAAGTTAGTCCTTTTATATTTTCCATTACTAAAAGTTGATTATAGCGTTGAGTAATATTTTTATAAACCTTAGGAAATCTGTATTCTTTATTATTTTTGTATTTTTCGGCAAATCTCTCTAGCGCATATGCTTCTTTCATAAAATCTATTTGTTGGAGCATTAATTCTTTATTGTCTAACACTAATTTGGTTATGTTAAAAGAATTAATAAACGGAATAAGTTTACATATATATGATATATATGTTAAGTCGTCAAATAAATCTCTCAACTCATTAATTATATTGCGTTTTAACATTTTAACAACAACCTTTGTATTAGAGCTATCATATCCATCAAATACTAATCCAACTATTCCACTGTTTATAGGTATTGCACTTAGCACACTAATTTTATAAGTTTCGTGTAAATCACTTAACAATTTATAGTCAATACAATCACTGCTATATGGAACATTATCACAATAGTTAATTAAATAATCTTTTTCATCATCATATAATAAATCTTCATTTAAAGCTAATGATTGAAATATTTTAATATATACGCTATTTAGTTTTTCTAATTTAGAACATAGTGCTTTTATTAGACTCAATCTAGATTGAGGTTGATGTTTAAATAAATAAACAGTTAACATTTTATTAACATAAAAGTGTGTAACTGTATATGTCAATACACTTAATAATTTTATAATGCGATAATAAACACTAATATGTTTGCTATAGTTTTTTAAAAAACTATACATATTAAATATACTTAAGTTATATTTTTATATTTTATATAATTTTATATATTTTATATATTTTTATAATTTAAAAATATATAAACTTATTTATTGCTTAATGTATATACAGACTAGCTTACGCTAATATAATAATTTTTAAGATTATAAAACATCTTTTTAAACATTAATCCAACTAAATTTTCCATATATAGCGGTAAATCATCATCTATAATAACTTGAAAATCAATATTGAATTTAACACTTGAAACATCATTGCTATCATTATAAACATTTATTTGAGTTTTGCCATAATTATATATTAGCGCTTCATAATTAGAATTAATTAAATTAAGTTGTTTTAAATAGTCTTCTTTTAATTGTTCGCATATTAATTTTACATCTTTGTTATAAAAGGTTAGTGAATTGTTTAACTTATTCAGTATTTTAGTGCTTCTAAATAACATATATTTTTGTTTTATTCCAATTTCTTTGGCAATATGAGAGATTAATATACATATAATCGCTTCATTTTCTGTTTTATCAAGTATAATTATTTTTTCAATTAGCTCTTTATTTTGCGCTTCTAATAAATCATATATTTCAAAACCAGTAAGACTAGCAACATTTGAATTTGGAACCTGAATAGTAAATGCTAAATTATAGCTTCGCGTGTTAAAGTTAAAGCTTTTAATTTCAGACAATAACATGTCTCCTTTTCCACATATTAGCTTCGGTTGAAACCTATTTTCTTCACAATAACTCATAATAAATATAATAAACAGTTAGTATTTAAATAGTTACTTTTTATAGTTTCAAAATAATATATTACTCCGGCACTAATTGAGAAAAGAATAGCCATAGCTACATTAAATTCAGTTATTGTCATTTTTAACGAATTATTATATAATTTAAATCCACTATTATAATTCATAACATATAATAACACTAATGCTATATAGCTAGTAATATATGAATAGTTTGTACTTATAGAATTTGTGATAAAGCCTTTTACATAATATAATGCTAAAAGCGCAAAAACTATATGCCAAGCTATAGCAAAAGACGCCATAGCTGGGAAAAAGCTTGTTTCGTCACATGGAACATAACGTTTCCATAAATTAAAAATAGTATTGTTGTATTTTTCATTAAACTCACGACATGCTAAGACATCAAATTTTAATAATAAAGAATAAGCTGCAATAAACAATACTGAAATAAATGATCCAAAAGAAAAATATATTAATACATCATAACATTTATGTAATCTAGTTGCTATAAGTGTTGCTACTAATATTGTAGTTACTTGAACACAAAAAAATATATGTAGTTTTATAATTTTTTGAAGCAATGTTCTTTTTGGTTTTAAGTCACTGCGCTTTAAGTCATTTTCTTTTATAGCTTGTTGCGCCTTTAAGTCATTTTCATTACTATTATAAGAAGCATCATATTTATTATGTGAAGCATCGTTGTTGGTCATTAGCAAATAAATAAAGTATTATGTTAAAATAGTAATATAATTTTAACATAAAACACGCAACAAATAATTAATTTTTATAATAATATAATTTGCTTAATATTTTTAATCCTATAAAATAATCAATAATATCATTTGTATTAAACTCTTTATTAAAAAAGGGTTCTTTAAATACTTTATATTCAAAATAATGCAAGAACTTTTTCTCTCCACGCAACTGAATTATATTTGTATAATAATTTAGTAATTCAAACAGTTTAGATTTTAAAAGTAAACTATAACTACTTAGCTTATATGATACAATCCTATTTAAACTTGTCTTTTCATCGCTATAAAATAGGTTCTCTTTTGCTCTATATTTATTATAATTAAGAAAATTGTGATGTATTAAATCAATATGACTATATATTTTAGATTTTAGTGTTTTTTTTATTGCTTTTTTAGATATTAAGTATGCCGCCGCACTTATTGAACCAATATGAGTGCTATAAGTTTCTATTGTTGGCATAATACCATCACTATGAAGCTGAATAATTTCCCAATTACTATCCAAAATTTGTATATCATATAATGTTTTATTTAATTTTTCATAAAACTCTTCTTTATCATATAACGGAAACACATCGTCTTCCATTATAAGAAAATAATTAGGATTGTCTTCTTGTTGTTGTTGTTGTTTATGCGTCTTTTTCTTCTTTATATAGTTTTTATATATAAATTTACAACACATTATATGACTTAAAGCGCAGCCAATTACAGATTTTGGTGTATAGTTTAACGCAAAATTAGAGACATATTTTTTATAGCTACTTTTAAAGTGTTCGTCTTTTAAAGCATTTACTCCGCTAAATCTCTCACTAGCTAGTCCTAACTTTAATAATTGTATTGCTTGTTTTTCATAGTTACTTTTATAATCATCTAAATTTATTGTAAATGATTTCAGATTAGTATAGCCATATTTTATTAAATAATTTGGACTATTATATTTAGTCATAAGTTAATAATATTAACTTCATAGTTTTATATAAATATAGTTTATAATAGAATTTATAACTTATTATATTATATAATTTATAGTTTATAATTTATTATTTATTATTTATATAATTTATAAGTTATAATTTATATAAAAATTAGTTTAAATATCCAAACTTACTATATTTCTATCGCTCTTTTGTCTCCGTTTTGATTTTGTTGGTATTTTTGCATTTGTTAAATCTTTTAAATCATCAATACTAATTGTGCTCATTTCGTTATAATTAGTATCATTATCGGGTTGCTTGCTCTTTAGTCCATTTAATAAAGAAGCAATACTTTGATTTTGAGATGTTACAGAACTTGGACCTCTCATTTCTGGTCGCGTTATTCTCTCTTGTTCATATGGATTTGCTTCATTATTTGTTATATCAATTCCACGCGCGGAATTAATATCAGGACGATTAGCTAAATTAGGCATGCGTTGGCTACGCTCTGGTAATTTTGTTTCAACAGACATTGGTGGAGGACCAGAGTTTACATTTGGAGGCATAGTGCTTCCAAATCCTGGAGTATAGCCGTTAGTATTATTATTTGATGATCCATTGTTTCCAGCAAAAAGTCCATTCATAAAACCACCAAACCCAGGATTAGTTTGCCCCATAGTATTAACAGCTGCTTGTGTAAATTGTTTCATTAATTCGGGATTTTGTCTCATAATATCATCCATACCCGGCATAGAAGATTTAAATAATGTATTAGACATATGAACCATTACAGCAGAACCACCTAATTGAAACAATAATTTCAATTCAGGAGACATTTTTGCCTTAGACTTATATTTTTCATGTAATTCAGCAAAAATATCATCATAGTCCTCAATATTTTCATTTATTTGTTCACCCCATCCATCTAATTTTATATCAAACGGGTCAAATTTGCTATTTAAAAATTCTAATCCTGTTATGCAAGCCATCATCATTTTGCCTTGAAACTTAATCGCATTTGATTTCTCTTTTTCCGCAACAATTGTTTCATATTCACCAATCATTTCATCTAAATCAGAATCCATAGTATAACGTTTAGACAAGCTTATGCCTTTTTTTTCTAGATCATCTAACTTCCGCACATATTTGAATTTTTCACGCAGCTCTTCTTCCTTTGTTAGTTGGGGTTTTTGTTGAGCTTGCTCTAAATTTATTGGAATGTTATTAAATTTACCATATCCATCCCACGTTTTTGTTTCATTCATATTTGCTGTTGATTTGCCTAAATTATTTGTATCAGAGTCAAGATTTTGCGTAACAGGTTTAACATTTTCACCATCTACTTTGCTTGAACCAAATAAATCACCAAATATTGATTTTTTAGTTGTAGTGCTTTGTCCAAATTTTATTTCTTTTTTAGTGTCACTGTCTTTGTCTTGATAAAATGGTTTTTCTGGTTCGTTAGTTTGTTCAGTGTCACTTATGTTAGATGCTAGATTATTTAATTCGCTTTCTAAATTTGTAATATCTTCAATATCAATTGATGAGCTCGCTTTTTTGTCATTTTTATTTTTAACATTCATTAATAGTTCAATACCTCCACCAAAATTTGAGGTAGGCTTGCTTTTAACTATATCATCATTGTCAAATGATTCGTTAAATTTGAAATCTGGAATGCTAAAGCTATCAATATTTAAAATTTCTGGCTCTATTTCGACTATTTCCATTACTCCTATTATGATTTAAATAGAAGTTTAATTTTTAAATACTCCGCAAACAATATTATATTAATTAATTAATTAATTAATATAAATTATTAAATTGTTAATATAATTTAATTCTTAATATTAATATAATAATAAGCTTGTAAAAAACAGTCAGCTAAGTCATCTTTTTTTGAATGTTCAGAAAAAAAAGACACCTCATTAGTCATATTATATTTTTTTAATACTTCTTTTGTATGAAAAATACTTAATTTTTTTCTTTGCGCGTAAGTAATTTTATTAGTATTAACGCTTGAATTGCTTATATCTTTTAAAAAGGATTTCAATTTATTAGTTGCGGAAATAAAGTATATATTATAATTGTTAGAATTTATAAAGTATTGCGCTATCATACCTTGAATTGTTTTCATCCGATTAGCGATTGGACTTATTTGATTTTCTAAGATTATTTTATCCAATGTCAATATATTGTAGTCTTTAAATAGTTCATTTAATCGATCCTTAATATTAATTCCAATATGAACCAAGTTCATAGTATTTGCACTGACGCTTTGAACTGCTTCTAAGCAATGTTCATTTAAATGAGTTTCTAATAATACAATTAACATGGGTTTTTTTATAGACTTATCAAAAACTAGTTTATATTCGTCTGCAAGTGCACTAAGCTTTTTAAGTGATAGTTTATGTAACGTTTTAATATTACATAATGGGATGCTATAGGCTGTTTTTTTTGCGTGTATTTTACAATAATAAGTACTATTTTTAAAAAATGCCGGTTTGTTTTTACATAAATGGTGTGCGCAATTATTATTGTTGCTACATAAATTTATTACATCCCATTTTATTATTTTAAAATCATTAGCTTCATTTGTTTCGATTATAATAAATGCTAAATTCTTTATACCAATATCTATACTTAATAATTTCATAGTTATATAATACTTGTTTAAATAAGTATTATATAGTTATTTGTAAAGTTAGTACACACTAATTAACGTAACGCAGCTACGCATATGGAGTAATGTATTCTTGAAATATAGTATAAAATCATATTACTTAAGAACGACATAAAATATGCGCCCATCGCATATTGAGTATTCTTTCTAAATAAACCCAAAATAAAACCTATAAGCGCGGCAATGGCAAAAAACAAACTGATTAGTCCAAGATAGTAAAATAACATACAATGGTCGCGACTAAGAGGAGTCATCAAATTATCGAAAAAATTCATATTTTTATATAATAATAATATAATAAAAATATAATAAAAATATATTAAATATAATAAAAATATAATAAAAATATAATAAAAATATATTAAATATAATAAAAATATATTGTTAAAAATATAACAACAATTCTTTAAATTACTTTTTATTAATTACTAATAATATACTTTGTAACATGTTTTTGCGCGTCTAATTGTTGTTGGCTTAAATATATATTTTTTAAGTTGCTGGTTTCATAACCATATGGCTGATCGCGTGTCAAAGTAGACATAAAAATATATGGTGTTTTACTAGTAGCATTATTTGAATTTGTGCTATTATAATAAGGACATACACTACATTCATTACAAGCAATTAATTGATTATTTTTAATTAGCGCATCACTATTTGTTTGTAAATATTTTCTATAATCACTATTTGTTCGTATATTATTTCTATGTTTTAAAACATTATCATTTAAAACAGATGAATTATAATCGCTAAATAATCTTGAGTCGTCCATTAATGGTGGATAATTAAAATGAATGTTATTTGAACCATTATAACAAGTTCCCCAACTCATAAAATTAATATTATATAGTAATAATATTAATTTTTATAACATTAATTTATAAATTAAATACAACAAATAACACTAAATAACACTAAATAATACTAAACAAAGTTTTCTAAAACATAGTTTTCTAAAACATAGTTTTCTAAAATAAATCTTTATTTACTTTTCCAGGTAATCCATGACCGAAGACAATCATATATATTAAAGCTAGCGCTGCCAATAATATACTTCTATTTTCCGCAACAACATGTCTCTGTTTAAGACCATATATCATTAGTACATATAAAACTAACCCAATTATTATAGAATGTACTAACATCATCAGTCCAGACTCCATTTTTATATATATTAACTATACAATTTATTTTTGTAATAATTTAACCAAGTCGTTTTTTTTCAATTTTAGTGCCTCCTCATTGTCTAAGATATTTTTTGTAACAACAAGTGCTCTTAATTCATCTATTCTCATTTTGCTATAGTTCTTTTTTTCTACTTTTTGTGTTGTTTCTGAATTATTTTCTAAACTAATTACTTTCGAAGTAGGTTCTAACTCTTCATTAAAATCACTCAATACAATTGGTAAATTTTTAATAAATATGTCTTCATCATTATTTAAATAATTTGAAGTGCTACTAATTTCAACTAGTTCTACATTATTACTAGTATTACTAGGTGTTTGACTCGATTGAATTGTTTCATAAAATTCTTTATTAAGTGCTAATGGTTCTTTTATATCAAACACTTTAGTATTAGCATCCTCATCATCATCATCATCATCATCATCGTCATCATCGTCATCATCATCGTCGTCTTCATCATCATCATCGTCATCGTCATCGTCATCTTCATCATCTTCATCATCATCATCATCATCATCTTCATCTAACACATCGTTTTCATCATCAGAAACATTTATTTTTTTTTCCATAGTTATTTTTTTAACTAGCTTATCATTATTTGTTGTACTACAAATATAATCATCGCATTCTTCAGTACTAGATATTCCATTATTAGTTCCTGATTTATTTATTAAACATAATCGACTCATTTGATTATTATAATTTACTATAAAATTTTGTAGTATTTTACCATGTTCTATTATACTTCTTTCCAATAAATTAAGTCTGCGATAGCAATATAACATTATTGATCCTCCTATTAATAACAATAATCCTAATGTTAATAAAAATCCAGAATCTATAAACTTAAATAAATGTAACATTTATATTATACTTAAATTATATTATTTTAAGTATTGTTTAACGAATTAATATTAATTCATTCCGTTAATTATATTTTCTGGAAATGCCAAGTCTTTAAGCACTTTTTGTGCTCCTTTTACTTTTGATACTCCTTTTTTTATTTTATATGTATATACAAAATCTTTGTCTTTTTTCAATACATTCATACAATAACAGTTGTTTTGCTTCTTTAATTTCCTACATAATTTTGTATAATGTGTCGTTAAAATATAATCTAAATTGCTAAACTTATTTAAATATGTTAAATAACTTAATGACGAACTTAAAGCCTCTTCAGGATTTGTTCCGCTATAAAGTTCATCAAATACACAAAAATGATTTTGCTCTTTGTTACTTTCAATGTTATCTAATATATTTTTACATTGTCTGGCTTCTGCTTGATATAAACTATCACGACCACCTGTATCTGGAATATTTATATAACAGTGTATATAATCATACAGTTTTACTTGTGCTTTATCAAAAAATCCACATCCAATTTGTTGACATAATATAATATTAAATAAACTAGATTTTAAGATGGTTGTTTTACCTGAAGCATTTGGGCCTGTAAGTATTAAATTTTTATCTAAACAATACGAATTTTTTACTATTATTGGATTATCTAATGTTGCCGTTTCTTTTGTATTTAAATATTGAATAACATTTAAATTCGCATAATATGCGTTAGTAAATTTTGTAGGATTAGTATTAGAGCTATTATAAGAACAATAATTCAATATATTTTTACTTACAAATTCTTGCAACTTTTCAATATTTTTAATATATCCATTAAAACCAAATGAAAAATGTAAGCTTGTAATAAATGTCTTATCTTTATTTAAAGAATAAAAACATTTCATTAACTGTCCTAATTCGGTAAGTTTATAAATACTTAATGTATATGGGTGTAACTTTGTTAATTCATTGTAATAAATGGTAAAAATTGTGATATTTTTTCTTAGTTCTTCATTAAACAATTTATAACTATTTAAATACTTTGAATACTTCAAAAAATTAGTATATTTATGTAATGCGTTACTTATATAGTCTTTTAGATCAAACAATGTATTATTTATATATTTAATATTTTTAAAATATTTGATACAGCTTGTAAAATTTAAATACAATTGAAAAATATAAAATCCAAAACTAAATAATAAATAAAGTTTGTTGCTAACTGTTGTTTCGCTAAATGAACTAAATAACTGACCTATAATATGATTGGCAAATACTTTCTTTAAATGCTCAAAATATAAATCAAAAGTTATAGTATAACCCTGTAATTTAATTATAAAAAATGGCAACAATAAAAATATGATTGGAATTAACAGTGAAAATACAGGACTTGAGAGATTATATATACTTAAACATTGCAATAATATACTGTTATTATTATATTTATCTAATAGCGGAATATCAATATATTGATAATTATTAACAAACCCATTATCATATATAATTTTATTACAATTAGTATATAACTCTTCTTCTTTTGTTATGTTAGTATCATCGGCAAAATTCACTTTTTTAATACATTTGTAATTTTTCAATAAATATTGGCTTTCTAGTAAAAACTCTTTATCAATTGTATAATAATTAGACCATCTATTTAAAATGTTCTTTTCAAAAATATTTGTCGGATCAAACACATGATAATATAAATTATAAACACCTGAATTATTATTAGAACTTGGGTTATTTGCAGAGTCATCTTCTTTTGTCACTTTTAATTCTAAATCACTTATTATATTATTATTAAGTAGTTTGAGTTTTGATTCTTCTAAATATTCTATTGGTAACTTAAAGCAATCATTGTAATCGGCGGAGCTATTCTTTTCTTGGTCGTCATAAAAACTTAATACAGTTGATAAAATATTCATTGTGTTTATTAATATTAATACTATACTTTATATATATTAATAAAACGAAAATAATTAAAAGAATAAAACTATTATTAATAATACTATGATTAGTTACACTAGTTCATTTATTAGTGAATATTATTTATCATTAGAAAATAAAACTTTAGACATTCAATTATTAGAATGTCTAAATTCAATATTGGATACAATAAATAATGATATATCATTAAATATTATTGATAATGATAACGATTTTAGATTTAAAAAAACAAAATTAAAAGGTAAAACTAATGATAATTATTATCAACAATCTAATTCTTATAATAACAATAACAATAACAATAACAATAACAATAACAATAACACTAGTCGCTCTAATAGTGTTAAAAAGAAAGAA